CTCAGGTGGGGATTGATAGACCATGCACTCTCTGATCTGAACTACCAACCTCTCCATCTCTTGCTGTGCCAAAACCCTGTTTAGGGCTTCTTCCATCAAGTTCACATCATCAGAAAAAACTACAGTCCTAGCCTTCTCCTCTGACTCCCTGATGTGTGCTTCTAACTGTTCCTGTAACTTGAAGAACTCACTCAGGTTCTTAACAATTTCAGCTTTGACTTGAGTTTCGTCAACAGCAACATAGTCAGACTTTTTAGCCTTTGCCACAGACTTTGCAGTTTCAGGCTTGGGACTACCGCCAAATAGTTTACGCAGAGTACCCCAAAATCCTTTAACCTCTTTGCCAATGGCAATAACTTCATCAGCAGTACGCTTAATAGAGACAAACTGTTCTTTAGCTTGTTTATAGAGGTCACAGCCAGTTTGGATGTTTTTGACCAAACCAGCCGCAAGAAGACAAATAGAGATTGGATCAATTTCAGTCTCCTATTGGGTCTGTGACTTTGACAACAGATTGAACATCAAGGGGTAATCAAGTTCAGGGAATAGACCAGTAACCTTGCCAACTTGCTTACCACCTTTGCCAGCTAAGTAAGCAGCTTCACCAACTAATCTAGGTGAGGATGCGGCTAGATATGCCGCACTAGCTGGGGTTGAAAACAATGACCCAATACCTACAGCAGCAGGAACAGTGCTAACTGCTGTAATGCCTCTAGGAGTTACCTTACTTAAAGCCTGACCAGCAAGTGCTGGCTTGATTGGAATGCCACCACCAAATTGAGGTGATGTAGCTTCAAGTTGATTGACTAACTTAACTCGCTGTCCATAGTTCGTGTTTGCGTTATCACGCAATACAGTTTGAAGTTTTCGTAATCCAGCATCAGCAGATGCTTTTTTACCTTGAGACAGTGATCTTTCAATTTCACGAACTTGCTCTGCTGTATCCGCATAAGCCTTCATTGTGTCTGCATAAGTGGGGGCTTGCTTTTGAATAGTTGACTTTACAGAGTTGTAAATATCCCCAATTATTCCAGTTGAACTTTTTTGATTGATTGGAATATTGGCTAAAACATCGTCATAGATTTTTTGTTTCAAAGCATCTAATGCTTCAGGTGTACGAAATTTTGTTGGGTCTTTTGATTTCCAATCACTAATAATTTTATTTGCTTTTTTAAGGTATCCAGCAGCATCTTCACTTCTTGCTACTCCTTCAAAATAAACACGATCATTTGCTTTTCCCAATGCATTATCAATTTCATCTAATTCTAGAACTGATTTATCTGCTTTAATGTCAACCATTCCAGAACGATATAAATTCTGCTGCTCTTGAATCATTGCTTGCAAGTTAGATTTTGTATCCTGAAGAACTTGAAGCTGGTCAGCAGTACCACGCAAGTTTTCTGTGAAAGACTTAGCCTTTACACCACCTTCTTTACCAGCTTTGTATGCTTCTTCAATAGCCATTGAACCAGCGCCTGTAGTCATCCCCAATACAGGCGCAATTCCTTTAGCGGCAAAAGCAACTGGCTTGGTAATTACTTTTAAAGGGTCTGTATATGCTGCGGCTGTTGTTAGAACCTTGGATGCTGTACTTGCTTTAGGTACAAGACCAGCGCCGCCAGTAAATATCAATGATGCATCAGATAAAACACCAGCAGGGTCGGTAGCCAACGCTTGTTTAGCATTCTCTACACTCCCATATCTGTTAGCCATAAAAGCACCAACTTGTTCAGCAGACTTTTCACCCTTAAGACGCATTTGCTTTGCCAAATCAGACTCAAAGAAAGGCTCACCAAGAATCTTTGATGTTGCCCCAACAAACAAAGTTCCTAAGTCACTTGCTGTTTTTATAGGGTCTGAAACAGCATTAAATACATCAGTTGCCATGCTGTATAAAGAACTTGGGAAGTTTACAACTGCGCCAGTAGCAACTTGAGTTGGTGTCATTGTTGAATTGACAGATGGAGTCATTTGTGACTGTGGTTGACTTGCATTTGTTGCGGTAGAAGTCAAACCTCGTTGACGTTCAAAAGCATCAATTTGTGCATCTGTGTATCCTGCCGCTTTAGCAGCTTGACGATCTATAACATCCATGTTTATCTCCTACCGCCAGTTAAATTTGATGGGTTAGTATTTGGTGTTTGAATTATGAAATTTTCCAATGGAGGAAGTGAAGCAGATGGCTTCAGTGCATCTAGTCCCGCTTTGCTGTAACCTTGAACCCGCAAAACATTGTCAAGTTTGTTGTATGCACGACCAGCAAGTTCAGCTTGTCTAGCAAGGTTTGCTTTTGCTTGAGTAGGATCCATTCCTTTGGTAACCATTGCTTTATCAAACTCGCCTTTTTCAGAAGCTGTTAAAGCCGCACCAAACAAGTCATTTCTAACTTTGTTAACGTGTTCTTGGTATGTTTGCCACCATTGGAATAAATCAACACTATCAGAGTCACTTAACTTACCCGCAACTAAAACAGCAAGATTTCCAGCGGCATCAGTTGGATATCCTGCAAAACTAGGCTTAAATGATGTAGATAAATCAGTTAATTTCTCAACTGAAGCTGCTTTGTCTGCTAATTTTGTAGAGTCAGCAAGTTTGATTTCCTTACCATCTGCTGCCCTTAAAGCCGCATCTCTTGCTTTATTAATATTTAGTTCTATCATCTGGCGAGTCAATGCTTGAGTTGCTAAACTCGACGCTTGAGCCATAGCTCTAGCTGATTTATCACTTTCTCTATTTAATGCAGTATTATTAATAGTTGTAAGTTTCTCAACTGCTTTATCTTGATCTTCTGGGTCAAGATTTGGAAAACTTCTAGCAAGTTGCTGTGCATAAGGCAAAACTGTTGGATGGATAGCATTTCCAGCAATTAATGACTGAATCGCATTGTCAGATGAAACTGTTTGTGCTGGTTGACCCGTTGGAGTAATGAGACTCCATGTTCCATCTGGTTGCCTTTCAACCAGTTTCTCACCCTTTTTAAGTTCTTTAGTCTGAGGGGCAAATTCATTGAGAATCTTACGACCTGCAATAGTTGATGCAAGTTGTTGCTCAACTTCCTTGTTACGAGTCCCATCAGCTTTGAAAAGACCTTTAGCAAGGTTTTGAACCTGCTGAGACTCAAGTCCTTGAGTTGCTTTAAGACGTTGGTCAATAATGGCAGAACCAATCTGACCATAACCCAATAAATCGTTGTAAACAGTCTCATCAACAGTTCCATCAGACTTGATAAGTCCTTTAGATAACTCAAGGGCATTAGCCTGCATACCACGTTGTTGCATACCCAGACCACGCTCAGTAAGGATGTCAGTTATTTGCAAACCTTTTAACTGATCCTGTTGAGCCTGTTGCCTCACCTTCATCATCTCATTACGCAACAGGAAAGCGGCTTCTTGATCTCCGCCCCGTAATGCAGCTTCAATGGCTTGAGGATAGGTGTCAGGGTTGCTAGGATCAATCATCCCAATCAACTGTTGCCGTTGCGTAATCCTCTGCAACTGTGGGTCTTGACCACCCAAAGCACCGCCAATAGCACCGCCTAGCTGTTGTCCAGCACTATAGAAACCATAGTTAGCTTGCGCTCTTGGGTCAAGATTCGCATATTGAATTGCTTGAGCATCTTGTGCTTGACGCTGAGACTGTTGGTATTGTTCTGGAGTAGTAAATAAACCGAGAATTGCTGAGTCTGCCATGATTATTCCTTAGTAGAATTCGCCCATCATTTGAGCCATTTGGTCTTCACCCATTGGATTGCCATATGGATTTGCAGATGCAGGAAGTGCGCCTTCAATATTCCTGTTCATTGTGTAATTGTTATAAGCGTTCTCAAATCCAGTTTGCAGTCTTGGGTTTCTAGATGCACCTTGCAACAAACCAGCCAACGGACTAAACCCTTGACCACCTTGTTGAGTTCGTGCCGCATTGATACCACCACCATATAAGAATTGACCAGCATTAGCACCAGCAGTAGAAGCCTTACCACCTAACTCTGAACCTAATCTTAATGGTTCTTGACCAAGACTTTCGATTGCTTGACCAGAACCCAAGTAGGTTGTAAATGGACTCAATGCGCCAACCTGACCAGCTTGATATTGGTTTAACAATTGGCTTCCTGAACCAAATAAGCCTGTACCAAACGCAACATTGCGTTGTCCAGCTTCCTGTGCCTGTGCTGCCAATTGAGCATCCTGTTGAGCAATAGCGTTGTAATAGGCTTCCATCTCAGGTGTAGTAGCACCTAGACCCATTGCACCACTTGGGCGCATACCTGTAGCACCTACAGACAATCCACTACGCCCCTGTTGATACAACTGGTTTTGCAACTGAGCCATCTGTCTTTCACGGCTAGGGGCAAGTAAATCCTGTTGCTGTTGCATATATTTAGCCGCAACCTCTTGAGGATTCTGTGCAAGGTACTGTTGACCCAAACCAAACAATCCACCAGCCGCCTGAGACAAAGGGCGATACTGTTGTTGTGCCTGTTCTGCTTGCGTTAAAGCACCGCCCGTAAGACCCATCAAACGATCTTGGTAGGCTCTTAACTCAGGGCTTACCTCATAACCAGCACCAGTAAGGCGTCCTTCAGATAGCAACCTTCCTTGATAAGCACTTTGTGCAGCCGCAAATTCTTCAGGTGTAGCAAAGTCAGTTGCAACAGGTGCGTTTTCATTTGGAATACCAAACTGAAAATTAGATTTACCAAAACGTGTAGTGATCCCTACAGGGCGAAACCTAGCTTCAGCAGCCGCTAACCTAGCTGCTTCAAGTTGAGCATTGGCAGATGTATTTGCCGCTGACTCTGTAGCAGACGCTTGCTCTTGCGCCCCTAAAAAACTAAATATTGCACCAATAGGCATATCAATCCCCTTTAATCAAAATCTTGTCTACCTTAGACGCATCTTTTTCGTCTGTGGCATGAATACAAAACCAAACACAATCAGTAATCGCTTTAACGCCGTGAATCAATCCAGCCTTAATCTCTAAACAAGCAGGGGCAGTCACAATATCAATCTCGTCACCACGCAAAACAGCAACCTTACCTTCAGCCAAAATAGACAAGTGACTGAAGTTATGCGTATGCTTTAAGATGGCTGTGCCAGCAGGAAACCTAGCTTCCTTTGCATACAGTCCATCAGAAAAGTGGTGCGTAATCATGTGATTTTATTTAGCCTCAAGTGCAGCAATACGCACTGCTTGTGCATCAACCAACGCTTTAAGTTCTTGAATTGCTTTAATCAAACGAGAAGCATTTCTGTCTAAACCAGACAAAGTTAAATACCCATCTTTTGTTTCACCTACCAAATCAGGATAAATCTCTCTTACCTCTTGGGCAATAAAACCAATTTGATGGGCTTTTTCTAATTTATAGTCAAACTCAACAGGACGCAATGCCATGATGTTTGCAAGTTGAGGCGCTAAATTTACAATGTTTTCTTTTAATCTAATGTCAGAGTTAGCGGTAAATTGTGCTTGACCTACACCAGCACCAGTAATTAATCCATTTCCATTTGATCCAGAGTTGTAAGCAAATGAGGCATAAACTTGGGAACTACTCGCCGTTGCGCCATACTTAATGAGGTCTAAAAGAGAAGTTGAGTCTGCCGATACGCTACTTCCAAGAATAAGAGCAGCTTTAGCAGAAGCAACAGTAAAGGTACTAGCATTGTTAGTCGCAGATGTAGTACCCACTAAGAGGTTTCCATTGGCATCTTTTCCTAATTGACCAGAGCCAATACTGATAACACCAGTACCACCAGTTAACGTACCTGTATAAGAGGGATTGGATGCTGGCAAAGCGCCCAGATTGCTTACAGCAGTTGCCGCTGTTGTTGCCCCTGTACCGCCGTTAGCTACTGGCACAGTGCTTGTAGAGTCGTATTTTGTTGCTACCGCAGTAGCAATGTTGTTGAACTCGGTATCAATCTCTGTACCTTTAACAACCTTGTTAGCGTCACCTGTTGTGAGTGCGTCTTTGGCTGCAAAATTTACTGTTTTCGTATAGTTTGACATGGTTGCTCCTTATGCAAGTTTGCCTAGTTTGGTTTGAATTTCAATCTTTTGGAAAGAAATTGGTGACCCGTTAATGTTAATCTCAAATCCCGTCTGAACGACTTTTCCTGACCCGCTTCCATATGCAGTCAATTCTTCCAAAATAATGCCTGTTGCATATTCTGCAATGTTGTATTCAGCAATGCCGTATTCAGACACTGCTTGCGTTGGTATGGAAACTGTCTGCGATTGGTAACTTGATGAAAAATCATATCCCCAAAACACTGATACTGCTTGGTTACTGCCACCCACAACAAGAACCTTGATTTTCTTGATGATTGAGGTTTGACCATCATTACCCAAGTCAGCATTGTTTGTGTAGTATTGCATTCGGTAAGCTGAAGTATCATCTTGGTAACCAGTGTATTTTGTTACATACCCAGTTTTACCAATGAGTAAATCTCCATTCCTACGAGAGCAAAAACTTTGCGGAGCAATACTGTCCCATATTGTCACACGATAAGAG